GCTTATGTTTTAACGACTTACATAAAAACAAAAAAATGAAAAACAAAGCACTTTTAACTTATTTGCTTATTGGTGGCGCTGCTTATTATTTTATATATATGAGCAAAACAAAAAAGAAAGGTTATACGATAACTGTACCTGAACCAACAAAAATAAGTGAACAGGAATTTAGACAAAAAGCACCAGTAAAAACAATTTTTCAAAAGGCTGCACCTATCGTTAAAAAATTATTCAAAAAGAAAAAAGTTGCGGGAGAATTTCCAGACACTTTTTAAAAAATATTAATATGAATAAGCCTGAACATTTAAAGTTATATGAACAAAGTAGTTCTAAAATTGATTTCGCTAAACAAATTAGTGACAGGCAAAAGTATGAACAAGAAAACAGTGTTTCAAAAAGCACTGGTAGAATGTTTCAAAAGTTTTATGTAGAAACAAAAGTTTTTTACACTAGTCAAAATATTGAAAGCAATTGTAACGATATTACTTTTATTAATCAAGGCACTACAAATTTGACTATTATGGACGTTTTGATTTTACCAAATCAATCGTTAAGAATAACTGGAAATAGTGGTGAAATTGACACAACAGTATACACACTTACTTTTGACACTTTAGTAAGTACAGGTAATCTTTGTACAGTAATAAGAAAATTATTCAGATAATGATAACATTAGATCTTTCTATACTCAATCAAAAAGGTACTCCGATGTTTTATTCGGATACACTGGCGCTTCGCCCAGCGTTTGGAATTGCTGGAAGGATTTTTATTGATATTGCCAGCCCTTACGGTATTTATCGTGATACTGGTACATCTTGGCAACAAATTGCTGTTGGTGCAACTGGTACGGGTACAATAACAGGCGGCGGCACTATTAACACAATTGCAATGTTTACCCCAACAGGGACAGCTGTAGGGGATAGCAAAATAACTCAGTCTGGTAGTGATATAACAATTGATGCAAATGTTTATATAACAAACGGTGATTTGAATTTACCAGCCAATAACACTGTAGGCGGCACAACATACGCAATTCAACAGGTAATGGCAACAAATGACAGTTGGGGCATTTATGGCAATACTGTTGGAATTGATCAAGGGGAATTAGTTTTAGAACTTGCGGATAATGGAAGTAGTTTTAACCCAGCGGGACAGCGTTTTAGGTTTTCTTACGAAGCTGTTTCTTCTGGTGTAAGTAAAAATGTTTTAATACTAGATTATAATTTAGCTTTTTTTACTACTGCTATAAGCGTTTTACATACTCATACAGGTTTGACAGGTGCTGTTAACCCATACGGCGAACAAATAGCTGTAATTAATACATTTAATGCTGGTATTACTTGGACAGCTTTATTAGCTTGTTTTAATACGTCTAGTTTACAAGCTAATAATTGGTCAGGATCTGCAACTTTTGGAAACGCTTCTTATACTGCAAATAATTTAAATTTATCTAGCATTGAATTTTTAGGTGCTGGATCAACAATAACCAACACACAGTCAAGCGGCGGTATACGCACATGGGCTAATCAAATTTTGCAGCTTCGCATTGATGGTACAAATAACGGCACTTATACCCATTACGCAAATAGCGCCGTTTATGGTGATTTTGCATCATCTACAGCTAGGTTTACTTTTACCAATAGATACGGTTATTTAGTAAATGATCTTGATGAATACGCAGCTGGTCATACTTACACAAATCGTTGGGCTTTTTATAACGCTGGTGTAGATGATAATAATTATTTTGCTGGAAAAACAATATTAACTGTTAAGTTTAACAGGCAAACAGCTAGTTACACTTTAGTAGATGCTGATAGATCAAAAATGGTTGAAATGAATGTGGCAACAGCTAACAATTTGACAATACCGTTAGATTCTGCCGTACCATTTGCAATTGGTACACAAATTGAAGTTTCACAATATGGCGCTGGCCAAACTACAATTGTGGCTACTGGTGGCGTGACAATTAGATCTGCTTCAGGAAATTTAAAAATTGCTTCTCAATACGTTGCTGTTTCACTTATTAAAATTGGTACAGATGAATGGTATTGTTTTGGTAATTTATCAGCTTAACATACTTTATTTTCACTTTTAATAAATAACAAATGATACCTGTAGGAATATTGACAGCAGCGGCAACAAGTTCGTTTAGTTATTTATTGGATGATTACCCCGGTGCGGCAGCTGCTTATTCTTTAAGAAAATTAAGAAGTGCTTATACAGGTGCAGCAATAAGAGTAAATAGAGGTGTTGATGCAATGCAAATGGACATTGGTTTTGTAAATGGAGAATTAGACACAACAACTTTATTAGCTTTTGTTGGTGGTGTAGCTGCAACTAGTCAAGTATTAATTTGGTACGATCAAAGTGGTAATGGTAATAATGCAACAGCTAGCGCCGTAACAGCGCCAAAAATAGTTAATCTTGGTGTTTTGCAAATTTTAGGAACAAAACCAGCAATAACTTTTAATAGTATTAATTTTTTTAATTTAACTACTGGTATTGTAAACAATACTAATTTGGGTATTTTTATGACTGGTAAAAATGATGCAACAAATCTTGATGGTTTAATGTTGGGTAATCTTACTGGAAATGTTGCATATTTTGGATATGCTCAAGATGTAAACAATAGAAATACTGTTTATTTAGGTGGTTTAAATTCAGTTATAAAATTAGCAACAAATAATACTTGGAATAACGCAATTTACTATTGTACTAATTTAATAAATAATTCTTCTAACATTTCTGTTTTTAAAAATAATACTTCTGTATCATTAAATATAAGCAATGCTGGAAGTGTAAGTACTTTTCAAAGAATAGGCGGGTCAATAGGTTTTTTTACACAAGGTAAATTTCAAGAATTAATATTTTACAAAACAGACCAATTAGCAAATAGAACAGGAATAGTAAATAATACAAATTCATTTTACACAATTTTTTAAATTATGGCACAAATTCAACCAGTATCAACATGGTTTCAAGGAGCAGAACATGAAGCAAATATTTTCAGTCTATACGGACAAGGTGATAACCTTATCGATTCAGCATCGTTTAAGTATCAACTTATTGAATTAATTATTATTTCACCAGACGAACAAAGCAGTCAAACATTAGTGAGTGGAGAATTATCCATAAATGGTGCTGAGTATGCAGAATGGGATGCAGAAATAGACGCAAACGCTTGGATTTATAACTGGGCAGCTGAACAGCTTAATCTTGTTTTAATTCCTTAATTTTACTTTATGCAAAAATTAACCGAAAAACAAGCGCTAGACATTTTAAAGGCTGCACTAGACAAAGCAACAAAAGAAGGTATTTTTAATACCTTAAATGATGTTTACACAGTGGTTTTAGCTTTTGATACTATTGCAAAAAAAGTAATTGATGAAAGCACAATTAATGAACTTGGATAATAGTGTTTTCGGATCTGTAGCAACAGTACTTATATCAATTGTAGGTTTAACCGAAATTGATTTAATAAGTAAAATAGTTTTTATGGGTGCCAGTACATTAACTTGTTTATTTACTTGTGTTTACACATATAAAAAAATAAAAAATATAAAAAAATGAAAAGATTTTTTAATAACATTAAAACAACAATGTTTGGCGCTGTAGCTGGTTTGCCATTGCTTATTGATGGTATTGCATCAAAAGACATTGCTAAAATTTTAGGCGGTTTGGGTACCTTATTAGTGGGATTTTTTGCCAAAGATCATGACAGCCAATTTTAAAAAATATGCCATTATTGGCGCAATTGTAATACTTCTCTTTATGTCTACAACATCAAAGGCGGCTTCTATTATTGCTATATTTGAAGGTAAAAAATTAAAAGCTTACAAAGATCAAGGAGGAGTCTGGACTATTGGATACGGTTCAACTTATAACATAGACGAAAAGCGCCCAGTACAGGAAGGTGACACAATAGACGAAACTACAGCGTTAAGATGGCTTCACACTATTACTGGTGATCTTCAAAATCAAATAAAAAAAGTAATTACTGTAGCTGTTAACCAAAATCAACTTGACAGCTTAACAAGTCTGGCTTATAACATAGGATTAACAGCATTTAAAAAATCAACATTGCTTAAGCGTTTAAATGCTAATTACCCAAAAATTCAAGTTGCAGATGAATTTTTACGCTGGAATAAAGTAAAAGGGATAGTTAATCAAGGATTAGTTAACCGAAGGGTAAAAGAAAGAGAATTATTTTTAAAATAAGTATGATAGGTTAGATTATAGTTTAAAGGCTCGGGGAATGTTTCTACATTTCCCTTTTTTTATGCAATTTTTAAAAATAAATATTAGGTTTTTGATTTTTGTATTAAATATGTTTATTAATATTGTCATGACAAACGTATTTATAATTTAAAATTAATCAAAAATGAAAAAATCAACTTTTCAAATCATTGCTTTTGTGCTTCTTTGCCTGATCCTTTGTACAGCTGATAGCTGGTTTAATTATTAATCATGATCAGGGCTTTTGGCTGGTTCTTAGCCGTTATTTTTTACATTTTTATTTCAATTCCTGTAGGTATTACCGTTTATGGTATTGCTTACCTATTTTTTACAATTAGATTTATTTTTAATTATGTACGACGAAAATTACGAAGATTTTAGCGCTATCTATAAGTCAATTTTATTTCATGAAGCTGAAATATCAAAATTGCAAAAAATTGTTAACGGTGATTTAGACAACATTCAGATACATTTTTTTAATAACAAAGTTTTTACCAGCATATACCAGCGTGACACTTATTTAAGTTTGGATGCAATGGTAAAAATGCTAGCAGCTTCCACAATGGAAGGCTACAAAGAACAAATTGAAAAACTTAAAAATAGTTTATAATGACTGGAATAAATAGGTTAATTGAATGGCTTGAAGATAATAAAGACATTAAAATTTCACTTGAATTAATTAAACTACAGGCGCAAATGTTTGCACTGGAAGAAAATTTAAACATTAATTATTTTGAAAGCGTAACAAATATTTTTAACTATAAAACAAACAACAATGAACCAAAAAAACAGGGATCTACCAGCGTTTCCAATTAAATTTAATGATCAATTTGGACAGTTAGTAATTTTAGGAGGGTTAACAAAACTTGAAATTGTATCATTGGAACTTTTAAAAGCTACTTATCAGGGCGCTAAATTTGAAGATTTCAGCAACGAAGATGAAAAATTTAGTATTAAATGCGCTTATGATATGGCGGAAATTTTTTGTAGTTATATTGAAAATAAATTAGAAAAAGAAAGCAAAATTATTTCGTAAATTTCTTTATGACAAACGAAGAAATTTTAAAATTAATTGAGTCTAAAAAATTCAAACGCAAACACATACCCGAAACGGAGAAAGTAATTTTTTCCATTTCGGGTAAAACTATTGGCTGTAGTCAATCGTTTGTTTGTTTTCAAGGGATGCCCAAAAACGGGAAGTCACTTTTTATAACTTCAGCAATTGCCAGCGCTTTTACTACATGGGACATTTTTGGCATGAAAATAAATTTTCAAGATAATAGAAAGCGTTTATGTTATGTTGACACTGAAAGCAGTGATTTTGATTTTTACAGAACATTGGAAAGAATTAGGCGACAAACGTTACTGGATGAATTGCCACATAATTTTGACGCTTTAAGCGTAAGGGAAGAAAGCCCAACAGATATACAAAAATTGCTGGAATACTATTTGGAATTTAATCCAGACTGTAGCATTTTAGTTTTGGACGGAATTTTGGATTTAATTCAAGATTTTAACAATGTTGCGGAAAGTTTTAACCTTGTGCAATGGCTTAAAAAAATTACAAAAAAATATGATCTTTTAATACTTTGTGTTTTGCATTTAGGCAAAAAAGATAATTTATCAATTGGTCATATAGGAAGCTTTTTAGATCGCAAAAGCCAGTCAGTTTTAAAAGTTGAAAAAAACAAGGAAAAAAAGACAATTGAATTAACCAGCACTTTTTTACGATCTAGCGAAGATATTAACCCAATTTCAATACAATTTCAAAATAATGACTGGTACCAAGTAGACAGCACCCCTGTAGACAAAACAAATAATATTTACGGAATTGACAAAGATATTTTGTTAAGGCAAGTATTACTTGAGCCAAAAAATTACAATGCTTTAGCCGCTGATCTTTGCGAAAGGACAGGCAAAGGTTTAACTAGCATAAAAAAGCTGTTAAAAGATTGGATTTCAGACGGTACAATAGTAAAACATAATGAACAGTACAGGACAAAAAAATAGGCGCTGTTTAAGCGCCCATTTCGACAAACGAACTTAAAATTAATCAGGTTCACTTTCTTTTCAAAACAAAAATAGCAAAACAATGGCACAAAAACTTTACACTGGTATTATTTTTTTTCAAGATGCTCAAACGCCCCGAAAATATCGCAATATTTCAAACCTTGAAAACTTTGCCAAATTTGGCTCAAAATTGGGCGCTTGGTATGTGAACCTGTATTCCAAGACTTCGGGGAAATTTGACCAACGCATGTACTTCTGATAACGTTTTTAGCTTGGGAATCAACTCCCAAAAACACAAAGGGGCAATTTGCCCCTTTTTTTATGTCCTGATTTTATCAAAGGTGAAAAGAAAGTAAAAAGGCGGGTCAGTTGGTGACCTAGGGTCGTTAGTTTGGAAAATTACGCGGGTCGGGTCACCCCCCCCTAAAGGGGGGTGTGACCCGTACCCATGCATCATTTTTTCAAAAAAAATATTTGGCTTGAATACGTAAAAAATTTGATAACTTTACAAAAATGTCAAAAAATTGAAAAAAGGTTTAATTTTTGGTGGTTTAGCGCTTGCAGCTGTAGCGTATTTTGTTTACACTAAAAAACAATTTGGTGAAAGAACAAAATTGCTTTTTGATAAAATAAAAATTGTTGGTTCAGGCATAAGCAAAAAAATTGAATTGAATTTTAAAGTGCAAAACCCAACAGGATCCAGCGGCACAATTTCAGCACTACAGGGTGAAGTATATTTTAGTGGAAAACAAGTTGCAGATTTTTCAAATTTTAGCGAACAAAAAATAGCACCAAAAAGTGAAAGTGTGTTAAAAGTAATTGCTAGCCCATCAATAGGAATTTTACAGCTTTTGGCGACAAAAGGATGGCTAAAAAAAGGCGCTGTTTACGAAATTAAGGGAACTGCAAATTTTGACGGAATTGTAGCACCGTTTCAATACAAATCTGCTATATAATGGACAAAAATATTTTACTTGGAAAATTAACGCCATTTAGCAACCAGCGCCGATTGTTGGTGAATGAGCAACAGGTAAAAGATATTGTTAGCGCAATGTTAGCAGCACATAAAAAATACGCTTCTGAATATGATAAAATTTCTGAAAATTTTTATGCTGGTAGCGCAATTCAAACTGCAAAGAAAATATTTGAATTTCTCAAAAAAAATATCAAATACACTGTTGACAGTGAAGCTAGCCAAAAAATAATGTCACCCAGTGCAATAATTTCTGTAGGTCGTAACGATTGCAAAAATTATGCACTTTTTATTGTTGGAATTTTGGACAGTTTAAGACGCAAAGGAAAATTAAAAAATAAAGTTTTTTACCGTTTTGCATCTTACAAACTACTGGATGAAATTCCACATCATACGTTTGCTGTAGTTGTTGATGATCAGGGAAACGAAGTTTTTGTTGATCCTGTTTTATCTAGTTTCAATGAGCGCAAAACATATTTTCACAAAATTGATAAAGATCCAAAAATGAGTTTATACAGTGTATCTGGTATTTTTACAAAAAAGCCAAAACCAGCGGCAACAACTAAAATAGATACTGCAGGCATTACAAAAGCACCAGCCAAAAAAATAGTGGTTAAAATTGCACTGGCACCAGCTAGGGGCGCTTTTCTTTTATTGGTTGGTTTAAACTTTACAGGGCTGGCAACAAAACTTAAAAAAGCTTTTGTAAACAATAAAAGTAAAGTAAATGATTTTTGGAATAACCTAGGTGGCAACACTAACGAACTTTTGCGCAAAGTTGAACAAGGTGCTTTAAAAAATAGATTGCTAGGCGAAGATGTTTATTTCCCCAGCGAGGGGCAAATTGGTGTAGTGGAAGCCGCTACAGCGGTAACTGTTACAGCTGCAACGCCAATACTCGTTAAAGTTGCGCAATTTTTAACCAGTTTGGGAATTGATGCAAAAGAACTTGGCGAAAGCGCAAAAGATATTTTAGCAAAGCAAGTGCAGAATATTGTTGATAAACAACAAGAAAAGCAAAAAGCAGAGGCACAAGATTTTAATAGAAATGTTGAAACAATTGTTGACAGCGCAGAAATTCCAGTGGAACAAAAAACAAATTATTTACCTTACTTAATTGGTGGCGGTTTGGTTATTTATCTTATTAGTAAGAAAAAATAACACTTTCTTTTCATCTTTAATATTAATAAAATGACAGCAGCACAGAAAGCAGCAAAAGAAAAGTTTAAAAAAGCTATTGAATACAGAAAGAAAACAGGCGTTTCTTTAAAAGAAGCTTTTGCGCATATTTACGGTAGAAAAGTTGGTGCAATTAAAAAGAAAGCAGCGCCAAAGAAAAAAACAGCTGTAAAAAGTAAATATGTAAAAATTTTAGGGCAAGAAGTTAAAGAAGGTACAAAAATGCACGAAAAATTAGTTGCACAAAAAAAATATTTTGATGATTTAAAAAAATCTGAAATAGGCGTAATAAAAAAGAAAGCAGCACCAAAAAAGAAAGCGGCACCTAAAAAAGAAATTGTAAAAAAAGTAATTGCAAAAAAAGCAGCGCCAAAAAAGAAAGCAGCACCAAAAAAAGTAACTGGTAGTCATAAAGATACAAAAAGTCATAACGTTAATATAAGAGTAGTTTCAGGTGTTAGTAAAATTAACAATGAATTTATTTATCAATTAAAAGAAGCTAACAATAAATTAATAAAATGGCAAAATGTTTTATCAGCATTAATTCTTAAAAAAGCAAATGAACCTATAAATTTAAAAAAACTAACTGCATTTGATATTAAAACAGTTAGAAACGCAATAAGAGAACAAAAAATACATATTCAGCAATTGAAAAAAAATATTAAATAAAAATCTTGGAATAGTGTTCCAAAAACAAACAAAAAACAAATAAAATGGCTAGAAGAAAAAAGAAGGCAGCCCCCCGCCGTCGCCGTTCATCAGGCAGAAAAATGGGCGCACTAGGAAAAGGTTTTATTATGGATGCTGCTGGCTTAGTTGCTGGTGCTGTTGGTGCACGAATTTTAACCAGTTCTCCAAAAATTTTACCAAATCTTGATCCAAAATTGAAAAGCGCTGGTGTTATTGCACTTGGTGTGTTTTTCCCTAAATTGATTAAAGGCGCTTTTGGAAAATCAATTGGTGACGGTATGATTGCCGCTGGCGGTCTTGGATTGTTGCAAGCTACAAATGTACTTGGTGCAATTGACTCTAGTATGGACATTCCTGTTTCTGTTATGGCTGGTGATGATCTAAGCGTAATTGCTGGATATAGCTCAGACAATCTTTCTGTCATTGCTGGCATGGAAGAAGAATATTAGTATTAATTAAAAAATAAAATAAAATAACATGGCTACTCAACACGGTGCAAGGCTGGTTTTCGACAATTCTAAAGCCCTTATTTCAAACGCTGGTTTATCAATTCAATCAGCTGTACTATCTCAATCTTATTTAAGGTCTGAAGTTGCTATGTCTACTTCTGTTACTTCATATCAGATTCCTATTATTATCAATACTCAGCAAGGAAATTCCTATTCCACTAACAACCTGTTACAACTTCAGGACGCTTTTGTAGTTTCTAGCATAGGAATATTTGTTTCGATTCCAACTTCAAGCACTACAACTGCATTTCCTTTATACACTTATCCAAACGCTTTAGCTTTTACCACTTCAGGTGCTGCAACTGCCTTGTATAATTTGTACAATGGTAAAATGAGTGTTACTGTTAATAATAAGCAAATTGTTCCATCTTGGGATCTTTACCGTCATTTGTATGTTCCGCAAACTCAACAAGGCGCGGCTGCAACTGCAACAGTAATTGATGAAAATGATGCAACAGAATTTGGATATTATCCATGTGAACCAAACTTGGTTTTTGTAGGATCAAAAAATAACGTTGTTACTTTGGATTTACCAGCTGCAATAGGTACACTACAGGCATCTGTAGTACCTAGAATTGTTGTAATTTTCAGGGGAATATTGGCGCAAAACTGTACTCCAGTACGCTAGTTTTAAATTTATAGCAATGCAACGGGGGCTGGCACGTTAAACATAGAACCCCCTTTTTTTTATTTTAATATAAAAGTCAAAAAATGACAAAGATTCAAAATTTCGAATTTGTAGAATGTATTGTGCCACAAAGCAGCACTGGAACAAAATTCTTTTTTCCTGATCAGCCTCAATTGCGTTTTACTTCATTATTAAATTTAGTTTCATATACAACAGATACTTGTACTAATTCAATTTTATCTGGTAACGCTTTGTTGTCTACAGCAAATTTAAAAAATACATATCTTGTTCTTTATGCAAATGACAAAGAATGTATTAATCGCATTCCTGTAATGTCATTAAATGTACAAGGAACCACAACAGCATCAAGTTCATGGGTTTATAATATTGCCCCCTTTGCTGGTCAACAAATAGTTTGGTCTAAGTCATACATTCAAACTCCTGTTGCTTATTCTAGTATTTCAGGCGGTAATTTTAGTGTTACATTTGGTGTTTATTACGCTTAATACTGCACTTTTTTTTCACCTTTAATTATTGTATTATGGCAAACCCAAACAACGTATTTTTAACTGGCACCAAACAAGTAATGGATTGGTACGATCAAAACGCAAAAACTTGTTTTTGGTCTATTACTGATACAAAAGGAAGTGTAGTTTTTTATAATGCAGATAATGATGAAAACCTTTCAAGGGATCATTTGGAAGCAAACATAAGAAGTGCGGAGGCATCGGGTTTAGATTGTACATTTATTTTAAGAATTCATCCAAAAGCACCAAAAGAAGGTTATTTTGTAAAAAATTCTGTTGAAATGATTGTTACAAAATTTCGACCTGTAGCCTATGAATCAAGTTCATTGCAGCCAGTTAATAATAATCAAATGGGATATGCAAATAATCATTTGATAGGTGAATTAAACAGCTTAAAAAGCCAAATTGCAGCCCTTCAAATGAAATTGGATGAAGAAGAAGAAGATGAAGAAGAAGAAGCTACAGATGAAGGCGGCTTGGCTGGTTTTATGAAAAATCCTGTTATTCAAAATATGCTTATTCAACAATTACAAGGTTTATTTATGCCTACAACAAAAGTAACAAACGTAGCTGGTGTTTTGGATGGTGCAGAAACTGAACAGGACGCAAAGATATTTGAAGCTGTAGAAACATTAAAACAGTATAACGGAAATTTGGGTGATGATCTTTTACTGTTGGCTGAAATGGCTGTAAACGATCCAATGCAATTTAAATTCTTAATTAAAATGTTAAGAAAATAAAATGGGAATTGAAGTAAGTAAACTAATTGGAAAAAATTTGGTAACAAAAAAAATGTTACCCGCATTTAATTTCCCTGAGAAACCAAACAAAGTACTGTTCACAATTCCAGTAAATGGAAGAACAGGAACTGTTTACAGTTACCTTGAAAAGCCAGACGGAATTTGGCTACAGTTTCAACGTTCTGGTGGATCATTCTACTATATATTATTTGCCCCTAGTAATTTTGTAGTTACTTCTGACATTCAAAAAGAAATTCAGATACAAAAAGCACAAGATGAACAAGAAATAATAAAAGAAAAAGGACAGTTTGCATACTATTTTGAAAAGTATGGCAAGTTTGTATTTTTTGGTTTAATTGGTGCTTATGTTTTAACGACTTACATAAAAACAAAAAAATGAAAAACAAAGCACTTTTAACTTATTTGCTTATTGGTGGCGCTGCTTATTATTTTATATATATGAGCAAAACAAAAAAGAAAGGTTATAC